GAAATATTGAGCCAGCTTATAGATAAGTTTAGGCTTGGGGGAGCTGTGGGAGCTGGTCCCCAATTTTTCCGAATAAACTTTCAAAGCTAGACTTTGTTAGCTCTTTACCGCTCTTGAACCACTGAACAACGTCGTACTCAGTAACCTTGTCCCAGGAAGACCCCCCTTCTGGCAGCTCAAAGCCACCTAGGGTTTCTGGTGAGTATTGAACTAAAACACCTGGCTGCCCCTCAGAATCCCAATAACTGTTAATTTTAACCATCTTATGCTCCTGCCATCTCTAATGCGGTCCCGTACTTAGCGGTCAATCTAGCTCTGTCGTCGGGGCTGGGTATATTGTGCAACCCATTGTAGTTGTTTTGCAAGTCAGTGACCTTAACCAATTTGGCTATCGGATTAGCAAAGCATCTTGGGATGTACTCTTCCAAGTAATTCTCGCCCTCCGCCTTGGTAACAGCTCTAACCGCAGCCTCAACCTCTGGACCGAAGATCTCACCGCAGCCAACAAAATCCGCCTCGACGTTCCAGGGGTTTTCATAAGCATCGTGCAACAATCCAACAATCGCATGCGTCTCTCCATACTCTTCCATCATGGGCCTGGCAACGGTCATTGCGTGGAACATGATGGGCAAACCGTTCTTATCGAACAAGCCCTCATACTCGGCAGCGGCAACCTCTAACGCCCTTTGAAACCCAGCAAACATCTCACACCTCCTTTCCCAATACAATTCATTATAACAATTAACGTGTCGTTATGCAAGTTTATGTACATGCATCCCAGCTTTACGCAACCCTGCTGCGCTGCCCGTCCGCGTCTATATGATAGATACTGTGAGGCTTCTTTTGCCTGGCTAATACTTTTGCTCGCCTGGCAATGATAGATTCGTAGCTGCCTTCGCCGCAGCTCCTGGTGACAACGTAACCGCTGCCATTGTTTGCCTGGAGAAACTCCTCCAGCTCATACCGATCACGATTTTCCATTGCTTAGCTCCATTTTAGCTTGTTCACAGTGTGTGCAAGTAATATTGCCGTCTTTATCCGCAACCAGGCGCCTGTCATGCGCGTCACAGAATTTAGGGTCGCTTTCCTTTCGGAATATGCGGTCGAAGCTCTCATAAAATGCCACCTGATTGGTGGGTCGCTGCCAGCTACCTTTGCTCATCGTCTTGCTCTCTCCAAATTTTAATAATATGTTTAGCTTCTGGGCCCGCGTGGTGCTCTTTATTCAGGGCTCGCTTGAGGACTTTTGTTTTCTGTGCCTCGCTCATGCCAGGTTGGAAATGAAACAACGCTGCCTGGTCCAGCGTGCGAAAGTATTTATCCATCGCGCAGCTCCTTTAGGATCTCCCGCAGCAGCTCAACAATCTCTGCCTGGTTGGCGAGGACAATTTCGGCATCCTCTTTGTCTAGCTCAATAATTATCTTGCTCATCTTTTCCCTCTTTATTTTTATTGTTACTTTCCCAGGCTCTCTGCTTGTCTTGAACTATGAGCCAGGCCCCGTGTAAAAGTATCACAAGGGCTACTATCAATCCCGTCCCGATAATTATTTCCATATCGCTCTCCCAGTAACTGGGCCCAGGTAGAGCCCACTATGCACACTATCAATAACAATGTTATATCATTCATGCCGCCACTCCTAGAAATGTGGGTTTCTGCAATCATGGTGTCCCTTAGTCATGCTCCAGGTCCCTCCAGGAAGAGCCCAGGCGGTCCCGCAAGCGCGACGATAGAATGTCTCGCCAGTGCTGCTGGTGATTTTCTTGAAAGTCTTGCTGATCTTAGCTATCTCACCGCAAGGATACCAGTCACCGTTAAAGCCGTAGCTGATTTGCGCGCCAACTTCGGGCATCTTGTAAACAATATATGTTGGCTTTGGCTCGCTGTAAGTACCCTGGTCATTGTTAAAGGCAATAAGCTCTCTTCGCTCTCGCTTCTCAATGATCTGATAAGTGCCGCCAGCTTTCTCTTTGGCAGCCTTGATTAACTCAGCGTCCTGGTATTCAAAGATCTCGCTCACCTCTTTGAATCCAAACTCGACGGGGTGATGATCTTGACCACAAGTAGGCTCAACTGCAGCCATCTCGTCTCTGCCCTCGTAAAACACAACCTTACCTTCCTCAACTCGATACATCATGCCGCTTCTCCTAGCCTTATGGCCTTAGTTGGTCTCTTGAAAAATCCGAACTTCTCATCATCGTTGCTCACTTGGACGGTAGCGTTGAAACTTACCTTGCAACCTTTGATGGTCTCTTCACCATGCAAGCTGGCAGGCATGGTGCCGTACACTTTCCAGCCCATCTCACTTTCAACAATCATTTTAGTGACCCAGGTGTTGTAGGCGTAGCCCTCAACCTGCTTAGTACCAACAACGGTGCCGATGATTTCTTGCTTGCCTGGCTCAATCGCTGCAGCCGCTGCATGTTTTGCAGCCTTCTCAGCTTCCCACTTTGCTTGACGCTCAAGCCTTGCAGCTTCTTTTACTGCAGCCTCAGCCATTCTCTTGGCTTGCTTAGCTTCACGCTTGGCCTCGCTTTTGGCTCGCGCTGCAGCCCTGACCTCTGGAGAGGTTTTGTATTTCCAAAGACCGCTGCCGCCGCACTTAAAGCAAACGCCGTTTGCAACGTGGGCGTAGTAATAGATGTGGCCGTTGGGGTCCTGACATTTTGGACACGCTTCGATATAACCCATAACTATCTCCTTAATTAATTACCCTACATAGATATAATACATACTATCGTGTCGTTGTGCAACTATTTATGCAATTAAATTAATGTTTATTTATGCTTGCACAACGACACGATATGCGATATATTAGCAATGTACTAATAAGGAGCAGGTTATGAGTGTTTTAACTGATGAGATCCATGTGTTTGCCGTGACCTACAAGGTTCCGGCGCCTGTAGCAATGATGCTGCCAGGTGTATTTAGCAGGGGCGCCAAAGATTTAGGCATGCCTGTCAGGAGGTTGGTAGGCTTAGCGACTTACATTAACGAGGATTTAGGAAATTACTTGGTCGGAGCTGCAGAAGAGTTTGCTGCCAGTGATATGGGCAAAGAATGTTGGGCTAACTTTAAGGAGAATGAGCATGGATAGATGGGAAGATATGACTAGGGCAGAGCGCCAGGAGATGGTCAGTGACGTAACAATTACCACCCCCCAGCGACAACTAACGAACGTCGAAGCCATTGCGAAATTTCGTAGTGCGAAGAAGGTTGCTGCGGTGGATAAAGAAATTAAGAAAGATCCTCGCATTAAAGGTAAAGAAGCTAAGTTGATTCACGCCCTTCTTAAAGGGAGAGCACGTTAATGCCAGTATCTGAAGAAGCTAGGGTTAAGAAAGTTTTTGCTAACAGAGTGCGCCGGATTTGCCTGGCGCACGATATCGAGATAGTGTATGACGGCGTGCCAAAGAATTACGCTGCAGTGGAGCTGGTCAAGAATGGCCAGGTAATGTTTGCTGACCGAGCTCTAGGCCGTCAGCCTTTGAATATTGACTGGCAGCGATTGTTTGCGGAAGTTACCAATTACGGGTTTAAGTGTAGAGAGAGGAAAGTAGCATGATTCAGCCATTAAAGCAGATTAACAACATGTATGGGTATGTGCGGGTTTCAACCAAGGAGCAGGTTAGATCTGGCGTTTCCCTGGAGGTTCAGCAGCAGCAGATCTCTGAATTTGTCAAAGAAAAGTACAATCGTGAGGTTTCAAGCTTCTTTGTTGACGATGGAGTGTCGGGCACCAGGGCAATTCTTGATCGACCAGGCAGCAGAGAGCTCACCGACGTTATCGATAAAAATGACATCATAGTCTGCACCAGGCTAGACAGATTGTCCAGATCTAGCGCAGATCTGCTGTCGATCATCCCTGTGCTGCAGGATATTGGCATTACTTTGTTCTTTTGTGAGCAGTTTGGTGAGGTGCCAATCGTGTATCCTAAGCCTGAAGGCGCCAAAGGGCTGCGATCTAAGTTTGATATGAACGAGATGGCGAACCAAATTATGTTAATGGTCCTCTCTGCTGTTGCTGAGATAGAGCATTCTACGATTAAGGACCGATTTGGTGATGGTAAGGTTGACTGGGCTTCTCGTGGCTACTTTATTGGTGGCAGCGCGCCTTATGGATACTCTAAGGTTGAGGAAAAGCATGGCAATAAGACCAGGACTCGCTTGGAGGAGATTCCAGAGGAGCAAAAGGTTCTTCAGACAATATATGCGCTCAGAGACCGCGGGCTAGGCGCCAAAAGGATTGCAAAGCAGGTTGCGTCGCTGCACGCTTGTGCTGCAACTATAAGTTACTCTAAAGTACGCCGCATCCTGGACAGAAAATTCCAGGGTATCGGCGAAGCGGCTTAGGTGTATAATGGGTCTTCATTTGGAGATAGTTATGAGCGCATTAGAGAATGTAAACTTTTCGCTTGCCAAGATTAACGGTATGCTCGAACAGGATTGGATGACGATTCCAGTGCGTGAGATCCTGACAGAGTGTAAGACGAGTCTTGAGGCAGCTAAAGCTGAGCTTGGCGGCTAATGGCCAGGATTAACGGTTGGGGACGCGGCACCTGGGGAGAACTTGCCTGGGGTACTGCTTTACCTGTTAATATTACTACGGCGGGTGTTACTACTTCCGCCCTGGGTACGCCCATTCCTACTGCTGGGGCTGATGTTTTAGTCACAACCCTGGCAATGACTTCAGCAGCCGGTAGCCTATCTGTTGTTGGTAAAGCAAATATAGTACCGACTGGCGTGGCCACTACCTCAGCATTGGGCTCACCGCAGCTCGTCACAAATAACTTCCTAAGCGTTGCTGGCTATACAATAAGCTCGGCAGCGGGTGCTATAAGTCCTACTGCAGCAGCCGATGTTTCTGTAGCAGGGTTTCCGCTAACTATAGACTTAGGGATCACGCTAGTGTATGGAGAGATAGACACTCGTCAAAATGCCAATTACAATGTTATCAGCGACAGTCAAATACCCACCTGGACTGTTATAGCCACATCTTAAATTTATGCTGGGTCCATGCGGGGCTGGCAAGTGAGGAAATACAATGGCAACTTATGTTAATAATCTACGGCTAACTGAGCTGGCGACTGGTGAAGGATCTGGAACCTGGGGTACAACCACCAATACCAACCTGGAGCTAATCGGCGAAGCACTGGGTCATGGGTCAGAGACTATTGCCAACGCATCTACCCACACTATCACTGTTGCCGATGGCACTAGTGACTCTGCCAGGTCTTTTTATCTGATCTGTGCGGGTGGCGGCCAGGCATGTACTGTTACCCTGGCGCCTAAT